CTTGTGTGACCTCGCCCTGCCGGTTAGGTGCAGAAACGGGTTTGCCAGAAGCAATTGGATTTTTATCAACGATAGGGTTTTGCTCATTGGCTTGTTCCAGCCAATCGGCAATGCTGTCAAAAAGTTGTTTGCGAATATCGCTTTTGAGTTGTGGAAAGATTTTACCGACAAGTGAGCGCATCTGTTCGCGGCGCACTTCGTCGGGCGCATTGATCCGGCCAAGTGTTTCGGCCAGAACTACCTCATCCGCCATACTGGCAATATCAAAGGTTGTGGGATAGGTAACAAGATTATGCTCGGGCGGTTGTTGGCCGTGCCAAGCCAGAGCAGTCTTGACGATCCAGTTTTCGATATGTTCGCAGGATTGCGCCTTTGCCATCAATAGCGAATTGACACGCTCAAAATCATAAGCCTTGGCAACGCCGGAAGAGTTATCAATACCAACGGCATTATCCTGTTTGGTGCGCTCGCCAGCCAAGCCGATTGAGTGATAAATCTCATTGATGATTTTCTCAATGACGGTGAGAATAATTCTGGCTTGCTTTGGATCAGGTGAAAGATAATGCGGCTGCGCCGTTGAGCCTTCACCACCATCATAAACAAAGACACGCTTTGTTCCCATTTCCAGAATCTTGTTATACATGTCATCGCCAGGCTGAACGGCTTGCACCGGAATGGCAAGTTGCGAGAATGTCTGATCCTGAATGATGGCATCAAGGTTGGAAAGGTAATTGGCGTTGGCGCGGTCAAGATAGGCAACGTCATCAATCAAACCCGGCACGGCATAATGGTCATCCGAAATTGTATGATCGGAAAAGCGCACTGGAACAAAACCAAGCTTGTTTTCGCCACTATCAATAAGCCTTACGGTGCGTTTCTTTTCCGTGCGCTGTGTTGTCGGATTGTAAATTGCCTCGTTCGATTCCGCTTCCTCGAACAGCATCCACTCATTGCGCGTCCAAAGCCTTGGTTAGGGGCGCATGGGGCTGAGCTTGCGCGAATCCTCTGTGATTTCACGCAGTTTGACCCATAACAATTCGCCGTCACCATCCTCGTCCCAAGCATAATCAAGAATATCAGGAGCTTTGACCATATAGGCATAAATACGCCCTTGTGCTTCGCGTTCATCTTTTAGGGTGCGGTTGCCTTCAATAAGTGGCGCAAAATTATTGTCAACAACAACGGCCACACGGCCAAAAACACTATTGCCAATTGAGACTTGGCGCATGAATTGTGAGATATTATGCCCGCCCAATGTGGTTGCGCCCCACAAGGCATTGATAACATCTGGTGCGTCATCCTTGTTGCGCTTGATTTCGCCTTTGAACAGATATTTCTGGACAAGCTCGACAACTTCTTTGGTGTGATTAAAGCGATAAGCGCGGTTGATGCGCTCTTTGTATTCGCCGTCACCTTCCTTGATATATCGGAAGATGTTTTTGTTAAACCACTCACGGCCACCACGATAGGTTGCTTCCAGAAAATCCCAATGTGGGGCTAACTGCTCGTAAAGCGGGTGGCGGGTATTATAAAAGTGCTCAAGTGTCTCATCAGCGAGAACAGACATGATAATCCTAATCGACAGCAAAATATATTACGTCTGCAAATGATACGTTAATACATAATTTTTTGCAAGTGTTTTGTGGCAATTAAAACGATATGCCGATCAAGGCTTTCTTGCGCATCGAATGACGATAATCCGCGTAATAGCCAATAGCATCAGTGGCATGTTCGGCGCTTCTGGATTTATCAATCTCACGGCGACCTTCCTTATAGACAGTCTGTTCAAAGGAAGAGATAACACCAGTGCAGTTTGAATTGATACGCATCCTAATATCGCCATTGGCAGTTCTCAATAGGCGATTAACCGAATTGACCCGATCTTGGACGGCGGGATGTTTGCGTTTGAAATAAATATTCTTGAAGCCAGCCTCGCGCAAAATATCAAGTGAGGTTTCGCCACGATCATGATTACGGCTGTTACCGGCAGGGTCAGGATAGATCGAAATCTGGTTCAAATAACGATAATAACGCCGTGCCAGTTCATCGGCGGTTTCCTGCACGTTGGAATTATAAAGAATTACTTCATCGACAATCCATATTTCACCATCAGGGCGCTCTTGGCAAATCACCGCCGACATTGGATCGATATTGAAGTCCATGCCGATAAAAATTGGCAGTTGTGGGTCGAAGAAACAATTACCAACATGCTCGTTGCGGTTGAAAGCATAATAAACCCGCCCGCTGGTATTGAGGAAAGAGGCTTCAAATTCCTGCTCAAAGCTCTTTCTATCCATGTCACGGCGGCGAGCTTCAATCTCTTTACGCGGGATAAAGGGCGAGGATATGGTCGGAAATTGCCATGATTTCCAATCATTGAGGGTAGGCTTGCCCCGTGCATCCTTGATCGTCTCTGGTCGTTGGCCTAGTTGATAGCGATGATAGAGCCAATTGAAGCCCTTTGGTGTGCCGATGAACAGGGCGCGGCCTTGTGTAGTGGCAAGGGTTGGTTGTAATACTTCCTCCCATGTTGCCTCCTTGATGTCCTGTGCCTCATCCAGCACCACAAGATTCAATCCTACGCCACGTAATGTGTCCGGCTTGTCCGCGCCTTTAAGCATGATGCGCGAGCCATTGACAAATTCCATCGACATGCGGGTTTCATTGGCTTTACGTATCCAGGGGCGCGGCACAAGGCGTTTTAGCTTCTCCCACATCAAATCACGTGCCATCTGATAGGTTGGTGCAACATACCAGACAAGTTGATCAGATTTAGAAGCGGCAGCAACAATAATCTCGGCGCTGGAAAGCTCGGTCTTGCCCCAACGCCGACCTGCAATGACCACCCGAAAACGGTGATTATCCTGAAAAACCTGTTTTTGCAGCTTGTGAAGCTTTAAGGTGAAGGAATTGGCCGTTATGGTGGTCATAATTCCTCATCGACAGGCGGTAATTGCTCGGCGACCAAATCTTCCAAAGTTGCGTCTGGCGAAACGATACCAATCCGCTTATGATGGTCGAGAATGTCATTGTCCGTCAAATCCTGAACAATCAGTGATGGCAAACTGGTTTCATCCGTATGATGCTTGGCTTCCAGAACCCGCAAAGTTGCATCAATATTCTCAATCACAAGTGCGTTGTAGCGGCGTAAAGCCCGCAAGTCACTATCAATGGCGGCGTTTGATATTTTCGGAAACCGTATGCCGAGCGAGCAAGAGTGATTGTTTGAGCACGTTAACACCAGAAAGCCGCGTCTCCTCAATCCATTCAACGCGCTTGGCAACAAAGGTTTCGGCACGGGCAAGGGCTGCCTTGCGCATCTCTTTTTCGTCTGTAATTTTAGAGCCTTTAACAACGCCATCGCGTTTGAAACGTTGATGCAGTAATTGCGGCGACACGCCAAGCTCTCTGGAAAGCTCCATCAAGGTGCGTGTGCCTTCCTCATAACGGCTACGCGCATATTCATATTCGGCAAGGCTAAGATGTTTGCGCTTCTTTTCGCCTTTTTCCGGTGATTTATCATCTACGTTTTGTTTAACTGTAGTATCCGTCATGGTTTTAAAATAATCCGGTGTTGTATTCTTGATAATTTCCGGTAGTTGGACTTTAGGTTGTAAACTTAATTCCCGTCCAATTCTTCTCTATAATATATACTATTCTACTTCTTCTATTATTATATATTATAAGAACGATTAGGACGGGAATTATTGTTTCCTTGCCTAAAACACCTCATAAGCATAACTTGTAGGCACAAGAATAGACAATGTTCCGGTTTTATTTCTTACCAGCATATCATGCTTGATCAAGAACCGGACAGAAATACGTGCCGCGCCATAGGTGCAAGCGTAAGGTAAAAGCTCATGCAGTTCCTTTATGCTCAAGAATTTACCCTCACCGGCTTTCGTCAAAATAATGCCCATAATAATCTTTTGTTTCTTGGTCATGCGCGGCTTGCTCATAGAACCAGCCTTTCATTAGGTGCTTGATTGTCAAAGACAGATAAAGGCAACCGCTCCGGCACTGAACCTTTTACATCTGGACATTTCCAGATACCGTAAAGCGGCGAGGCCAGCCCTAATTGCTGTATACCCTTGATAACATCACGCGCGGACATGGCTGCGACCCTTGAATCTTTATTTGCGCCTTTGTTGGAGGTATTCTCAAGCGCAGAATTGCGCATATAGAACTGTTTGCAAGCCTCAATAAGATACTCGCGCTCACGTTCCGGCTTGGCGTTGATTTCAGCAATGATAGCCTCATGATCGGCAGGATTAGCCGTAAAATTCATACGAAAGAATTTCATCACCACGCGCACTTATAGCGAGCGCTTGCAGACGCTTT